CCGAAATATCTTTAACTTTTTCCATTACTTCTCCTTAACTAAAGCACCGACCATGTGAACAATCAGTGCAGCGATAGTAATTTGGATTCCCAAATTACGAGTATTACCTGACAAGGTTATCAAAACCATGCCCGTTCCAGCCAAAGTCCAAGTAAGAGCATGGATTTCGGAAAGAAACTTATTCATAATAATAGCCTATTTGTTCCTTACAATTGGCGGCGTTGACCTGCAGCCACCATTGCTGTCCCTGCAGCAACAGCAATAAGGGTTCTACGGGTGCCAACAGGCACAGTGCTACCCAAAGGAACATACTCATCAAAACCTTCAGCAAAAATGTTTATCTCCTGCTCAAACGCCTGACGAACTTCGGCTGGTGCATCCTGCACAGCCTCAACAATTGCCTCAATCTCCTGCGTGGACAATTCTGATACCACAATGGCATCAAACACGGCAACAGCCTGAGATTCCGACAATGATTCAACGAACTGTGCATCTTGTGCTACAGCAACCGCTTCCTCTACAGTTATTGTTTCCACATCTTCTAGGACGGCTTCTAGTTCTTCGTCACTAAATATATCAGCAACCGTGTCCTCCGTCACAACCTCATCAGGTAACAACTGTGGTAAACTATCAACGACAAACGGTAGCGTATCTTCTATCTCAACAGTAGTGTCTGTTTCCAAAATATCTAGCAAATCTAACGGGTCTAAAGGTTCTAGCGTTTCTACAGGTTCTAGTATTTCTAGGGGTTCTAATGGAATTGTTTCTTCAACTAATTCTTCAGGTTCTTGAATGGGTTCCGTATCTTCTATGGCTGGCTCTATTGTGGGTACAGGCGGAACCCATACAGGTCCTTGTTGCACTGGTGGTGCTTCGTATTCTGTGGTGGTTGTGGACGGCTCAACCGTCACGCTGGTCATAGTCGTTGTTGTTGAAAAACTCGTAGAGGTAGATGTCTGCACAGGGGCAATGCTCGTATCCACAACTGTTGTTTCGGGTACACTTGTAGTTGTCGTTGTTTGAACAGTCGTAGTAGTCCATGATTCTCCATTCGCTATAAAAGCCTCATCGGGAACAATTTGCCAAGGCTGGTCATCAATTTGCCAAGCCAACATCCAACAAGTCCCACCACCCGACTCGTAAAACCAGCCATCCAAACTTTGGATACCAGCATCCAAATCTAGAAACCCTGATTCGGTAGCAGAACAACCTTGGTCACCCCAAAAGCCAAACTCGTCCATGCCAATCTTTATAGTTCCACCATCATCAGAAGCAATCCAAAACTGGATAGTGTCATGTGCAGGAATAATAATAGAACCCGTGTAATGGACCATAAACATATCGTCAGGGCAATCCTGAAACGGTTCACCATTAAAACTACGGTTAATGTTGTTTTCTAGTTCCGAACCACAAGTTTCATAAACAGTATCCGACTTGGTTGGTGGTATATCGGTGACGATATACCCCGTAGCGTTTATTCCCTGTACTGGTTCAGCGTTTGTTACTGTGCTAAATAAGGCGAGGACAACGCTGGGTAGGAATATCAGCCAGCGGGAGGAGGAGGCAAAAGTTCTACCCACGCCAGTGTGCTTTCATCCCAACGATAGTTACCTTCAGGTTTTGGTGTTGGTGCTTGCCAATCGTTGCTGCTGTCTAACGACCATGATGCGTATGGTTGTGGTGTTACAAACTCATCTGCGGCTTCATCATAGGTGAAGCCAATACCTGCATACTGTTTGCGAATGTTGTTGTTATACGATGTGCGTACACAACGCTGACCACGAAAGTTACCGTACCAAGTTTCAGGGTCAAGACCATCAATTAGTTCTGTTTCGTCTTTACCTACAATAACTTCGGTAACAACATTGTTTGTGTCTAAAAATGCGTAATGTGCCATAATTAACTCGGAAACACTATGTTGCCAGTACCAGCAGTAAACTGATAAATACGATATCCACCACTAGTTGATGTTGACGATGTTAAACCGCCACCAATAGAAGTCAATGCGGCAATGCTATCTGGGTAGCGAATAATAACTATTCCAGAACCACCGTTGCCACCACGATTAGAACCATAAAACCAGCCAGCACCACCACCTCCGCCACCAGTGTTTGCTGTACCATAACCGCCGTCTGCTCCACCACCACTACCTGCTCCACCACCACCTGAACCAGCAGCACCACCAGCGTCCAATATCGCACCACCGCCACCACCGCCGCCCCGTGTGACAGAACTTCCCGTAATGCTGTTTGCTAACCCTGCACCGCCAGCACCTCCACCACCGACACCGTTTCCACCAACTGCTCCAGCACCACCGCCACCGCCGCCATAGCCAGTGCTTCCACTCAACTGATTACCACCATCATTTCCTTGCACTGGGTTTGCCGTGCGAGTACCACCAACGCCTGCTGGCAAAGATTCTGTGTAAGTACCTTGACCGCCGCCACCTGAACCACCATCAGGAGTAACGAGTCCCAAGCGTCCAAGTCCACCACCCGTAGAAGTAATAGTAAAAAATACAGAATCAGAACCGCCTGAAATTCCTTGTCCAGTAGCACCAACCCCACCAGCACCAATAGTCACTGTTGCAGTAGTACCAAAAGGAATTTCTAATATTGCTTCGGCAGCCCCACCGCCACCAGTTGTTGCGCCAACAACAGATGTACGATAACCACCAGCACCACCGCCGCCACCCTGTCCACGACCAGTTGCACCACCACCACCAGCAATAACAAGATATTCAACAAAAATTGGTGAAGCACCACCACGCCAATAAGCATCAGCCTGATTGGTATTACCACGGCGACTGCGTGGTGCCAAAGCACCACCGCTGACTGCTGTGCCACCTGAAGTGTTCCGAATAAAACTAGGCATCTAAGATGACCTTACGCTGTTATACGGTTAACATACCCATGAACAACAAGAACATTGGTTGTAGCAGCAAAAGCCCTAACAACCAACGGAGTAGCATTACCCTTGATTAGTAAACCAGCAGCAATCAAATACAGACCGTTCTCAGCCTTAACTGTGTATTCAATGTGGTCATCGGGGGAAGAAACACCGCCCCACTCAACAGTCAACTTAACATCGGAAGCCGAAGTGTTAACTGCATACAACCAAATTTCGTCTAGGGTTGTTGCTGTGCTTGAACCAGTGTGAATAGTAGTACCAGCCGTTGCGGTAGCCGCAACCTTGATACCCCGACCATCGGTTGAACCGCTAAGAATTGTTTTGCTAAAAGTTGCCATATATATAAACCTTTCGTTCCCTAACCTAATATAACTTCTTGTTCAACCGTGTCATAACGGTCAAAGACATATAGTTCCAGCCATTCATCAAAGTTGTCAAACTCAAAAATGATTGAATCAATAAACAAAGGATACTCTTCAGCCCAAAAATTGTTAGCCAAATCCGCTAAAGTAGTACCCGAAGCACCCTGCAAGACATAATACTCATAACCTAAAGAGCCACGGTAGGTTTGACCTTCGGGACCCACAGCAATCCAATGGGCAGCCAACAAGTCACCTAAAGTTGCCCCAGCCTCAGGATACAACACACGCAACGCTTCATACATTGCATCGTTAGTCGTTGTCATAATCCCTCATCTTTCTTGGCTCACCCTCACAACACGAATCTTTATATCCGCACTCAGGACACCTCCACCGTGTTGCCACAGGCGGATACTCACATCCACAAGTCGGACACTCAATCGTGCCACTCATTATAAGGCTTTTAGTTCCCTACGGGACTCAACCTCAGACTGAGCGACTGACGCTATAAGAGCGTCCAGTTCTGCGTCAGAGATTTCTGATGGTTTTGTGGAGTGTTCTACTTGGACTTGGGTTGGGGCTAGACGGTTGGTTGCTTGCAAATATAGTTTGGCGGAGTTGTTGTCGCCTGCTAACGCACGCTCATACAGGTTGTCTAGTAGTTTTTGGGTTCGTTCGGGGGATTGTTGTAGTTCACCGACTCGGCGTTCCCATTCAAGTTTGAACGCAGGTTTCTTTTTCCAGCGTCTTAGGGTGGTTTCGTCCACGCCTTCTTCTAGAGCATATTTTTCTTGGGATGATGGCACCCGATGTGTTTGGGGTACCATCAGCCAGTTCAAAAATTTTTCTTGTCTTGGGTCTAGAATGTTGTCCATGCTAATAGTCGGAATGTTCCTAACTTGTATTGTACTTGTCTAGGGAACGGAGGGAACATTGATGGGGGGACCTACGGGGGGGGTAAGGGCTAGTGGATAGCACCGAGCGTGAGCGTAGGTGCGTCCTGATATAGTATGTTTAAGGATAAAACCATCTCCGATGGTTTTCTGACTGTTTCAGCATGGACAATGGTATGATTAGAACAATCCTCACAATAGTAACAAGCATGCTTTTTACCTTGATAGGTATAGGGGTGTTTTTGCGTGTTGTATTCAAAACTCTAGAGATTTCGGACCCTGAAGATGGCTTCTAAAAAAATGTTTAAACCTATGGATTCACCTGCAGATGATGCGGAACGGATGATGGGTGCGATGCAGTACATTCGTAAGAAGTATGGTAACAAGTTTAGTACCGAGGGTTATAAGTCTCCACGGGAGTTTATTGCTTCTGCTAAGGATGTTATTTCTGAGTCTGATATATCAGACATGTATCCTGAGAATGTGTGGTCCAAGGCTGCAGATAAGTTGTTGATGAATGTTTGGTCTAAGCGTAAGATGAAAATTACCCGAAAGTAGTTATGGCTGCTAAAAAAAGAAAACCTCTTGGCAGGGACGACATTAAAACCAAACAAGGTGGTGGCAAAAAAACTGTTTACCGCAACCCTAAAAAGAAAAATATAGATAAGTTACCCCGCATACGCAAGGGTCCTGACTTCTGGACTGGTGTATAATGCAAGCACCAAAGCGTGACCCAAGGTTAGCACGAGCAGGAGTGTCAGGTTACAACAAACCAAAACGCACACCCAGCCACCCAACCAAATCCCATATCGTAGTCGCCAAATCAGGTGGACAAGTAAAAACTATTCGCTTCGGTCAACAAGGTGTAAAAACCAACCAAACAGCAGGACAACGCCAAGCGTTCAAATCCCGACACGCAAAAAACATTTCCAAAGGACCAATGTCAGCCGCATACTGGGCTGACAAAACAAAATGGTCACCCTCAAAAACTGCACAACCACAAAACAAAAAATGGGTTAAAGGCTCGTAGATGGGTTACACTAAACCTGAACTACGGCAACGCATTGTCTCCGCCGTAAAAGCAGGAACTGCAGGCGGAAAAGCAGGACAATGGTCAGCACGCAAAGCCCAAATTGTAGCACAACGCTACAAGAAGGCTGGTGGAGGCTACACAGGAGCCAAAACCAGCAAACAACAATCCCTCAGTAAGTGGACTTCAGAGAAGTGGACAACCAAATCAGGTAAACCATCCACCCAAGGACCCAAAGCCACAGGCGAACGCTACCTACCAGCCAAGGCTATAAAGAACTTGTCATCAAAAGAGTACGCTGCCACCACGGCAGCGAAACGCAAAGGCACAGCCAAAGGCAAACAATTCGTCCCTAACACCAAAGCAGCACGGACAGCAGGACGCAAAGCCCGAAATTCTTAACACACTATAATTTTTTTTATAGTACCCCCCGTATCCAAACGATACGCATTGGCTCTACCTCCTAGTATAAATAATAACA